CCGCCGGTGCGCCAACACCGACGAGCTGCAAGGGATGATGAGTTTGAACGACTTCATCACCCCGATGATATCACAAAATCGGAGGTTTTACAATGAAAGGAATTTTGATCGAACCGGGCAAAGAGCCGGTAGTCACCACCCTGCCGGACACGCTGCAGGGCATCGAAGCACTGCTGCGGTGCCCCTGTGAGCAGAAAGTCCTGCCACGCACCCCGGCGGTGCTGTTCGTGGGCCGGTACGATGGCCCCATCCAGCCCGCCAGCCTGCTGAACCGGACGTACCGGGGCCGTCAGCTTTACGGCCCCATCCTCTGCTATGGCTGGAAGGGCAACAGCATCGTGCCGCTGAACAAGGCTCTGCAGGCCGAACTGCTGGACCGCCTCAAGGACACGGAGGTGCGGGTATGACGGACTACACCATCAGCTCCAAGCTTTCCAACGAGACGGTTTATGCCTATTACCGTGGCCGGTTCTGGCGCTGGGACGGCAGCATTTGGAAAGAAAGCCACCTCATGACGCAGAAATTCGAGCGGGCCAGAGCGGCAGACAAGAATCTGACTCCACAGGCATTCCTGACCAACGGCGCGGAGTTCGCCCCGCTGGACGAGTACGAAATTGATAGCGCAATGCTGGATGCGTTGGAAAACGCAAAGCCCTGCAGGAACGCGCCCATTGAACCGGTGGAAGAGGAATCCGAATGTCAGGCATCGACCCCCGTAGCATCCCCTACGAAGAACTCATCGGCCCCTGCCGCGAATGCGGACAGTTCTTCTGTGGCCCCTGCTGTCCAGTCTATGACTGCTACCGAAGCTGTAACATTTGATTTTGGCGCAGACGACCAGACAAACGCCCTGCTGTTGCAGGACGCGCAGACCTTCATCACCGGTAACATGGCCCGCATTATGGCCGCAAAGCACGCCCACGACCTGACCGCAAACCACTATCAGGGCAGTTGGGGCAAGTGGTGTGCCGCCGTCGGCATCAGCCGGGACACCGGTGAAAACATGGTGAGGGTTGCCGAACAGTTCGGCAACATCCAGCTGGAAGGCAGGTCCATTCTGGACGTACAGCCCCTGAAACTGCTGTATGCCGCTGCCAAGCCCAGCACCCCGGAGGTGGTCAAGCAAGCCGTTTTTACCGGTGACATCACTACTTACAAAGAGTATCAGGAGCTTATGGCCCAGCTCAAAGCGGAGAAAGACCGTGCCGATGCCGCCGAGAAGTCCGCTCAGAACGCCCGCAAGGAAAATGCCTATTTCAAGGAGCTGGTGAAAAGCGCCGAAGCCCAGACCCATAAGGACACGGAAAAGCGGGAAGAAGCAGAAAGCCGCTACGAATCCGCTCTTGCCGACATCAGCGGCCTGAAAGAGCAGAACGCCCAGCTGAAAGAGCGCGCCGACTCTGCCGAGGCCCGCGAAGAGGAAGCATGGAAGATGCAGAGCAAGGCCGAAGCCCGGGCCAAGGATGCTGAGAATCAGCTTTCCGGCTCCCGGCAGGTGGCCGAAGCGGCAAAGCTCCGGGCGGATAAGCTGCAAGAAGAAAATGCGGCCCTGAAAAAGCAGCCCATCGCTGCCGTGGTGGATGAGGAAGAGGTAGACCGGCGGGCCAAAGCTCTGGCTCACCAGTGGGATGAGGAAGAACTGGACCGTCTGGCAGCAGAAAAGGCCTGGGGCCTTGCAGATGCCCGGAATTCTGAACTTGCCAAGGATAACACTGCCCTGCGCAAACAGCTGGCCACACTCCAAGCCCGCGCCAATGACAATACACAGGCCGATTTTGAGACCGCCAACTACTGCGCCAGCCTGTTCCGTTCGGCATGGGACACCTGCAAAGGCAGCTATTCCCGCCTGACCGGTGAAGATCTGGAGAGCACCTTCCAGACCCTGTGCGGCGCACTGAACAGCATCATGGAAGAAGCTTCCCTGCTCTGCCGTCAGCCCGCAGATTATGACGGAGGTGCAGCTGATGAACCCGATGTATGATCTTGCGCTGGACGGCTACGGCCCGCCGCTTGAGCCGCCCGACAACTATTACTTTTTGCCACGCGAACAGGAAGCAGAACAGGAGGATCCCGAAAATGACGAATGAATTGACCGTCCGGGTGGAGCACCCGGAACTGCCCGCGATCCGGTGGAACGAAGCCGAGGTGCAGCAGAATCTGACCGAGATGCTGGCCGCCTACACCGGCCGCATCTACACCCCGGACACCATCAAGGATGCCAAGGCTGACCGCGCCGCCGTGAACAAGCTGGACAAGCAGCTCAGCGATGCCGCCCGCAGCGCCAAGGCTTTTTACATGAAGCCGTTGGAAGAGTTCTTGCAGAGTGCCAAGCAGATGCAGGGTCAGTGCAAGGCTGTCTCCGGTGCCATTGACCAGCAGGTCAAGGCTGTGGAGGAAGCCGAGCGGCAGG